CTTAAATACTATTCCATATGTTTGTTATGGTTGGGCGAACAGCGGCCCGTATGCGTTTGGGGTTTATGACTCAAATTTAAGTGCAGATGGGCCAATGATAAATCTTTCAGGTAGTCCTGCGACATTCGGAGCCAAGAGAAATGACGGAAGCTGGAATTGGGTACAGGCTTCACAAATATTAGGTGATAATGAAAACTATCAGTATCTCATACCTAACGCCACTACAGCAATGAACACCACAGCTTCAGTAAATGAAGTAGATTTCTTATCTAATGGCATGAAGATGCGCGATGCTGGAAACAATAATTTTAACGGCACAGCGGGTGCAGACCATTTGTATTGGGCCTTCGGCATCCAGCCATTAACAGACGGTGCGATTAACCAAGGTAGGGCTGGTGCAGTCCCACCATACGATCAAGCTTACGGTGGAAACACTATCAAACGAGTTGGCAACTTCTGGGTACATACATTCACAAGCAGTGGAACCTTTACGCCTGTTAGCGATGGGGCCGTAGATTACCTTGTTATTGCGGGTGGAGGCGCTGGTGGAGCATATCGTGGAGGCGGTGGTGGCGCAGGAGGTTACCGTTCTAGTTGGAATAGTGAAGCAAGTGGAGGTGGCAGCAGTTCAGAAACTGCTTTAAGTCTAACTGCTGGCACTGATTATACTGTTACTATTGGCGCTGGTGGAACGCCGGGTGCTTTTAATGCTCTTGGTGGAAATGGCGGTAACTCTGTATTTTCTTCTATAACTTCTATTGGTGGAGGTGGTGGTCAACCGGGCAGTTTCACAGGTGCTATAGCAGCTGGTGGATCAGGTGGTGGTTCGGCTCAAACAGCGGTAGGAGGTCTTGGCACTTCAAACCAAGGTTTTAATGGAGGACAAGGGACGGCATCAACTCCTTTAGGTGGTGGTGGAGGTGGTGGAGCTAGTGAAGTTGGCGCAAATTCTGGAGCAGCCGCTGGAGATGGTGGAGATGGAGTAGCAAGTACAATATCAGGAACGTCGATTGTACGGGCTGGTGGAGGCGGGGGTGGAGCGCATACTGGCCCAGCAATAGCTCCCGGTGCTGGTGGAGCGGGTGGTGGTGGCGCTGGATCATCGTCAGGAACAGGCAATGCTGGAACAGCTAATACAGGCAGTGGCGGCGGTGCAATATCTTATACAACTTCATACGCTTCGCAAACTGGTGGCGCTGGCGGTTCTGGGGTTGTCATAATTCGGTACGCAATAAGTTAATAGGTAGGGCAAAGTAATATGAGTATAGACCAAGTAAGCGCAGCTATCGGTGAACTTAAAGCAGAAGCTACGGCATCTAAGAATCAACGTGCAGCCCTATTTGATCAGGTAGGGGACATTAAAAAGATGGTGGCTGATCTAACTGTTGTCATCCAGACTAACATCACTAAGGATGATATAAAGATAGCTGAGATAGAAAAGGATGTTAAGTCACATGGGTCAGCTATAGGGGACTTAAAGAAGTTTAAACAACGTATGCTCATTGGTGTTGCCGCTATTGGTGGCACTGGTGGTATAGTAGGAGCCTTGACTACTGGTTTAGCTAATAAACTAGGGTTAGGTTAATCAACTCATATATACAAAGGAACATAATATGCCAATTACAATAAGCCCAAAAGGTAAAGTTAAAAAACATCCATACACTAAAGCAGGGAAAGCAGCAGCTAAAAAAGCAGCAGCAAAGCCGGGAGCTAAGAGAGTAAATCGTAAAGTTAAAGGCTACTAATATAATAAGGTAAGGTGCAAAAGTATGGCTGAGTTTGGAAAGAGAAGCGAAGAGTGTCTAGAGTCTTGTGATGAACGTATACAGCTAGTACTTAGAGAAGCAATAAAGCATTATGACTTTGCCGTAATTAAAGGACACAGAGGGGAGGATGAGCAGAATGAGGCATTTAGAAGTGGCAATAGTCAGCTTAAATTCCCACTTAGTAAACATAATCAACATCCTTCTAAGGCGGTGGATGTAGTACCTTACCCTGTTGATTGGGATAACCAAGCTAGATTTAAAACTCTTGCTCAGGTAATCAAAGGATCAGCTGAGAAAGTAGGCGTAGAGGACATACATTGGGGCTATGACTTATGGCAGTGGGACGCACCACATTGGCAACTAGGGAAATAACATGATACCATTTATTGGACCTGTAATCTCAGGAGTCTTAGGTATAGGTAAAACCTACCTAAACAACAAAGCTGAAGTCGCTAAAGCTAAACATGTTCGTAAACTCACTAGTATCGAAGGTGATCAGTCTTGGGAGATAGAGCAGGCTAAGAACCAATCAGGTAGTTGGAAAGATGAGTTTGCTCTAGTAGTAATCATATCACCATTCATAGCTATGTTCCTAGCCGCTGTATTCGGTAATACAGAGATGGTCAACAGAATAGGGGATGCCTTTATAATCCTTAAGACTGATGTACCGGGAGAATACTGGTATTTACTTGGTGTAGCATTTGCATCTACATTCGCAATCAAAGGTGTTCCATCTATGCTTAATAAAATTAGAGGTAAATAATGTCATACAGAACTATAGTAAATAAAGTCTTACGTAGACTTCGGGAGTCCTCTGTATCAGCAGATTGGATTGGTGATCTTGCGGGTAACACTGAAGTAGATGACTATGTTCAGTTGATTGGTGACTATGTAAATGAAGCTAAACTTAGTGTTGAGGATGCATGGAAGTGGACTACTTTAAGATCAGTAGTCACTATAACTACTTCAGCAGCCACTAATTCATACACCATTACAGGAGCTACAAACCGTAGTAAGGTTCTACAGGTTATAGACAATACAAACAACTTTACCCTGAAGTTAATGTCGGATGAACAGTTCTATGACTACAAGTTTATTGGTAATCAAACGGACAGTAACCCTATTGCATACAGGATCAACGGTACAACGATGGACTTCTACCCACAGCCCAGTGGTACATTTGACATTAAAGTACACATTGTAATACCTCAGACAGACCTTACAGAAGCCGCTACAGAAATGACCGTACCTGAACTACCAGTAGTCCTAGCTGCATATGCTCTAGCACTTGCTGAACGTGGGGAGGACGGAGGAGCTGGTGTAGGTGTAGTAGCCGCTAGGTTCGATAGTACCTTATCTGATGCAATAACTCAAGATGAGTCACGCACAGTGAATGAAACGGTGTGGTATGCCAGTTAAGCCTTTACGTCCCACACGATTAGACGGGTTAGGCTCTAAGGGGCTTAACACACAGGCCAGTAGTTCTACTCTAGGACCAGAGTGGCTAACTGAGGCATCTAATGTAGTCTTTGACTTTCAGGGACGATTAGGACCACGTCGAGGTATTAAGGCTATATCTAAGACAGTGGCTGCACCTATTAAGTCTATTGGTGAATTCATTAAAGCAGACCGTACAACAGCTTACTACGTAGGCTCAGGCTCCGCTATATACTTACGTGATACCTCAACTGTACCTGAGACCTTAACGGCTCAAAGCTTTGCATCATCACCACAGACCATTAGTAACTCTAATTGGCAGTGGATAAACTTCAATTCAGAGTTCTGGGGTATACAGACAGGACATTCACCAATCAATCTAACGGGTACTACATGGACTGATGTAATTGACTTAGGTACATATCATGCCCCTACTGGTGTAACTACTTTTGATCCTAACTGTGCTTTAGGTGACTTCGGACGTATGTGGTACGGGGGTGTCACTGAAGACTTAGGCACTCTTTATTACTCAGATAACCTGATTGGTGAGAAGTTAAATGGTGGTGCGGCAGGGGTAATTGATTTACATACTGTGTGGGGACAGGATGAGATTGTTGGATTAGCTTCCTTAATGGATAAGATTATTATCTTTGGTAAGAATAATATAGCTATCTATACAGGTGCTTCAGACCCTTCAGCTATGGTACTAGAGGAATTAATCAAAGGTATAGGATTAGCTGGAAGAGACAATATAGTCTACATGGGTGCAGACTTGCTATTCCTCAGCTATGAAGGTCTACAGTCCCTCTCACGTATCACACAGACAGACGGTAAAGCTCCTCTGACTGACATGAGTATTGCTGTACGTAATACTTTAGCGTTCTATCTATCTACAGCGGACTTAACTACCATCAAGACAGTGTATCATAAGAAAGAAGGTCTTGTGATTACCTTGGTTCCAGACAGTAAGTTGGCCTATGTGTTTGACTTCTCCTCTGGACAACTACCTAAGATCACTACATGGAACTTTGCTACTGCTCCTTTGTGTGGTGTAAGTACAATAGGTGGTGATTTGATTTTTGGTTCAACTACTTATGTAGCTAAACTTGATGGATTCTCTGAAGTAGACATTACAGACACTACAGCAACTAACGCTAATCAGACTGCATGTGAAGCTGTAAATGGAGTATGGGATGGCTCAAAATGCTGGTCCAGTACAAACAGACTCTATAACTACACATGGTCTACAGCTTGGTTAGACTTAGGTGAACCAGCTGTAACTAAAATACTTAAGACTGCTTACTTCTCCTACACTGGCGGTAGGGGATCAGCTACGTCCTTAAGTCTCTATGTAGATCACGATTCAGTTACACCATTGATTAAGAACTTTAACTTAGCACCCGCTCAGGACTACGCAACTTATGGAGCAGCTGATTCATTCTACGGTGTATCTAAGTTTACATCTAAAGTTGGACCTGTAGAGTACAAAGTACCATTAGGACGTACAGGTAAAGTTATTAAGATGAAGATGGTTACTGAAGTAGTAGGCGATTATTCAAGTCTTGTGTCTATGACACTATTGACTAAACAAGGTAAGATAAGGTAAGGATATAAAATGGGCTTGTTTGATGCTATAATTGGAGGTGGTCTTAGCTTTCTAGGATCAAGAGAAACTGCTAGTGCCGCTAGAGATGCTGCACAGGCAAATGCAGCGGCGATTACACAGAATTCTAATGCGGCTCTAGATGCTGCACAACCTTGGAACGTAGGGTCTATTGGCGGTACTGCTACCTTTGATCCTGATAGTAATACCGCTATGATGGGATTATCTCCTGAGTTAGCCGATATATACTCAGGAGCTTTAAGTCGCTCAGGGATATGGGGTCAGCAAGCTGGAGCTTATGGCGCTGATCCTATGGAGGCTGCTAATACCTTCTATAATCAACAACAGGAATACTGGCAACCCAGAGAAGATCAAATGCGTACTGATGCTGAAACACGATTAATGTCTCAAGGTAGACTAGGAGCAACAGGGGGCGCTAGGGCTATGCAGGGGCTTGAAGAAGCTATCTTAGGCGGTCAACAGCAACGCCAAACACAGTCGCTTAATCAAGCTCAGTCAATGATTTCAACTCTTCTAGGGCGTGAAACAGGTGACATTGGACAGGCTACGGGACTACTTAATATTCCATATCAACTAGGTAAATTAGGTAGAGGATTAGGTGGGGATTTAGGACAACAAGCATCCGCTGGCCTAGCGTCACGTAATCAAGCTGCCGGGATGATTGGGCAGACAAATGCCATGAGTCCTTTAGGTAACACTTTAGGACAACTTGGCGGTCTATTTTTGAATAAAGGGATTAGCTAATTATGGCGTTTAGTGATGATCAGATAGCAGGTGCATTTGGGAGTGGTATTCCTCAGTGGTTAGGGGACTGGCTTATTAGCAACGGAGCCATGAATAACCCTAACGCACTTACGGGAAGCGACACTCAATACTCACCTAATAACGCATCACTGAGTGCATACACACGCGCACAACAAGAGGCTATGGGTCTGCATACTCCAGCTGTTGAAGGTTCTGGGTATTCTCCTACTGGTAACTTAAATCCAAATTCTGGAAGTATTCTAGACTATGGCAGACAATCAGGAGAGTTACTAAATAGTGCTAAAGGTGGTATATATGAACAAGCTAAGGGTATCTTCGATGATATAGGTAAAGACATTACAGGCATGTTTGATACTAAAGTTCTTGATGATCCTATGCAGAGCTTGATGGACGCTATGGGTTTAACTAATCCCAGTACAGAACTAGGCCCTTATGCTGACGTAGGTACAGGAGCTAGAGACTTTGGAAACGCCTCTCAAAAAGCATCTATGTTTTCTCCCATAGGCTTATTTGGTGAGGCAGGGGCTGGATTGATGGAGGGTAATGCGTTAAGTGATCGTATGGAACAACGTGGACTAGGTAGGCTTGGAGTCAATGATTATATTAATGCAATGTTCACTAATCAAGACTTACGGGGTATAGCTAATTATAAAGAGGCTGCATTTAATGCACCTGAGAACTTTGCTAAGATGGCTGATGTGTCTCAGTATGGGTACGGTGGTATGTTTGAGAATCTAACTGATTTCTTAGGTTCCCGTGGTAGTCAGAATATTGATAGTCTTGAGGCTCTACAGGCTGTTCAAGCAGCTGGAGGTGTCATACAGAATGGACAGATAGAATTCCCTAATTATCAATCTAATATCCCTGCCTCTTTTACCGCACCTTCTAATACTGATATATCTGAAAGTATGGCAGCTGCTATAGCAAACGCAGGTAACATAAGCGCACCTAGTGTTTATACAGGTAACTTTGATAATTACAGCGGTGGAGGCTTTGGTGGGTATGGAGGCGGTCAAGATGAAAGTGGTCAAGCAGATGGTCAAGATGATAGCGGCTATGGCGATGATTAAGTTTTACACAAAGGATTATATATAATGGCTACAAATAACTACCAAAACTTATTTCAAGGCGCTTCTATGCAGGACGTAGGGCAACAGATGGGTCAAGAGCGTGAAGCTCGTATTCGTCAAGCAATGGCAGATAACTTACGTTCAGGAGGTAACTATTACTCTTCACTTATTGCTAAAGCTAATGCACAACAAGCAGAAGGATTTAGAGGGATAGCAAGCGC